ACATCTGTTGTTATAAAGTAAGCATTTGTATCAGTTAAATAATGATTAACTGCAAATCCTTCAGGTATAACACCATTGCTTCTGATAGCGTTTAGATCATTGTCAGCAGTTCCAGTTCTGTACTCACTCTCTAAGATACGAGTAGCTACAAACTGAAGATCAGTTGGAACAATTAACTTCCTTGGTCTAGCTGCAATTTTAAGACCTCTTTCATCAGTCCATTTGCTTATCTGAATGATGTTATCTTCTAATGAAGTTTCATTCAAATCTGCTCCTGTAACTGGTCTGTTAGAGTTCTTACCACCATTAACCAATGGATGTCCGTCACCACCTGTTACTCCATCTCCACTTGCTGTAAATAGGTTTACCCCATCTCCAGATTGGAAAGCATTTGTGAATCCGTTATTTAACAGAAACGCACCTTTGACTTGCTTAGTGTAAGCCATAGCTCTTGCCAACGCTTTTGTGTATCGAGCAGATAAAGATACATATAAATTATCTTCCATAGCCTCCTCTGTAACACTAAAGCCGAGAGCAATAGTTTCATGTGTATAACGAGCAACAAAAGATTCTTGTGCTGTATCAAACGATATAGATGCACCTTCATCTTTTACTGGAGCAGCAGCGAAACCTGACAACTTGAGTTCTTCTTCAAAACTTCTTTCAGAATTTTCAGTTGTATAAATTTGCTCGTGCTCATTCTCGTAATTGTTGTACTCGTCTCCAAACAGTGCGTTAAGACCTGGAAGGAGTTGTTTAAGCTCATTAGCTCTTGAAATAGCTGCCATAATATTCTCCTATTAGCCTATGCCTGTTGTATTAAGTAATTGATGCCCAACATTGAACATCACCAAAACGTCAGTAAAGCTATCATCAATAGCACTATCTGGACCATCAACAAAGTCGATAATCTTTAATGGTAGTGTATTGGTAGTAGCTGCTGTACTTCCATCAATCGCATTTCTACTTGTGCCAATCGAAGTTGACCCAGCAGTTTGTACGACTGCGACATTCTTGCCCAAGTCATCTTGACCAAGAGTTTCATCTGATTGCATCTGCATGACCACGAATGGATCAGAAGCAACATACGCAACAATATCATCCGCAGCAGTTGATGCTGGATAAAATTGATTTGTGGTGAATTGACCTGTTGTTGGATCAGTATATGCACAACCAAGAAAAACACCTATTGGGGTCAATGAAGTAGTACCAGTATCCTTTTGGATAGTAGTATTTGGATTATCATCTGCCCATTTTACAAAATCTCCATAAAAAATGGATGTACCAAAATTATTTTTGATTTTGTAATGAGTTATTTTTTGATTATATGCACAAGATACTAATGAACTTACAGGTCTAGCACCCATAGGTGTAGCTGAATTTGCCATAATTTTTCCTGTTTATAAAATTACTATTACAAGAAACTAGGACTTTTTACCAAAAGTTGTTTGAGATTTTCGTTCAAAAACTTGTTTGGTAGCCATTCTAGAATCTTGATCCTTAAAATATACGTTATCAACAGATTCCATTTGGTTACGAGCTAACTTTTGAAAGTGTTCGTCACGAGCTTTCGCTTTTTCAAATGGCATCTTGCATAACAGTTGTCCACCAACCTCTACATTTCCTTTTTCTGCCCATTCAGATTTATGGTCCATCATGTGAATATGTAACTCAGGATGATCTTCTGCCCTACAGGGAATCCAACCTTCTCTGAATTTTTTTGAAACATTTGGATTATCAGTATTACCTAATAAACTTGTTCTTATCCACCTGAAGACCCAACCTTTTTCTGGATTAGGACTTGGTAAGTTTGATGGGTTTTCCCAGCTTTCTTGTCGCTGGACGATCTCTCGATCTTCTGATCCCCTAGGGGTACGCACTTGTTCTTCAGAAGTTTCTTCAACTTCCTTGTTGTTTGTGTTGTTTTCGTCTGACATTTAAGTCTCCTTTAGTAATTGTTTTGCGTATTGCTCTGGACTGATTCCAAGTTGACGTGCTAGTTTAACTTGCGTCTGAGTCAATCGTATACTGCGAGGATTAGTTTTACCACCAGTCGACCTCGATGCTGGTGCAACAACGTTTGAAGGTTGTTTAGTTTGGTTTTCTTCTTCAATATCTACTGAAGGTTGAACACCAAAAAACTGTGGATATTCATTACGCATAGCTTTATCAACTTCTGCATAATATTCTTGTGAATTATTTTCTGGGTCTATCCCTTTATTTTGTAATCTTTTATCTATGGTTAAAGCATAATTAGTCATTTCTATATGCTCTGCATTAAGATTATTCATAAACCAAGGATTTTAAGCTGTTGTTGTTGTATAGGCTGTGCCTGTGGTTCTTGTGCTTGATAATTTTGTGCAAATTGTGATTGCACTGATTCTGCATATCTTCCTGCACTTTGTTCTGCTAATACTGCTTTAGATATTTCTTCTTGAGCAACTGCCATAGCATCAGCATCACCTTCTTCGTATGCTTTTTTGTATTTAGCTTGTGCATTTTGTTTTGCCCATAAAGCATTGTTATGTGCTTGTTTATTAAGAACTTCGCCACCTTGATTAACCATAGCTTGTAGCTTTTGATTTTCAGTCATAAGACTTTGTAATCTTGTTGTGGCTTCTTGAATTTGTCTTTCAGCAGCTTCTTTTGCTCGTCTTTCTTCGTGATATTCGTATTTAATTTTATTAATACGATCACCAGCACGTTTGCTGTATTCAGTAATTTCTGCATCTATAGAGTCATCATCTACAGGTGCTTCTTCTGTTTTTTGTTTTGCAGGTCTTCTATCTTCTTCTGGTGTATCATCTATTACTTCAACCTTTAAATCATCTTCAGAAGTTGTTGTATTAATTTCTGTTTTAACACCAAAGAATTTTTCTTCAGAAGTTTGTGGCTTTAAATCTCCTGATTCATCAGGTTGAAATTCTGTTTCAATTTTTTCTTCTATGATTTGATCACTCATGCTCTAACTACTCCTGTAGGGTCTTCGACAACTGCTTCCACAGTATCATCATTTATTAAACGAAACTCTTGTCCATACATTTTCATTCTAGTGCCTGAGTAAGCACGAAAAACTACCCAATCACCTTTTTTACAATAAGGACCTGTTGGAAATCTATTTTTATCAGCATAAGCATCTGGACCAAGCTCTAATACATATCCACATATATTACTAACTTCTTCATCTCTAATTGTGCTTGATGCTTTTATAATTCCGCCATCAGTAGTTTCATCAGCTTTTGGCATAGCAACTAAAACTCTATAACCTTTTGGTTCAGGTAATTGTTTTTTAGTTTCTTGATTAACTTCAGGTTCTTTAACGCTTTCTGGTTTAGGTATTTTTTTATTTTTACTCATATTTTTGCACGACATTTAGGAGTCGAGTTCCTATTCTTCTTTAACGTTCCTTTCTATCCAATCTAAAAGTTCTCGTTCTGCGAGGGCTAAACCCTCGATAACACCAGTCAATCTTTTATATTCTGCAAAATCTTTACAGTTTCCTGTAGCAATATGATCTGCGTGTTCATTCAAAGCATCTCTATATTTTTTTTGCAAATATTCAAAAAGTGATAGCTCTTTGATGTCATTAGTCATTCGTATTGATATCTTTAACTATATCTTTAGCTATGTCAACACCTTCTTTAAATTCTTTTGCTGCTTGTTTTTTATTTTGTAAATTACTATCTAGCAAATCGCTAGCAATTTTTTGACCTATATTAGCACCTGCAATTTGTTCTTGTGAACTAATTCTTCTTTCTTCAAGTTCTTTTTGATCTTGTTGTTTTTGTGCTGCTAATTGTAAACGTGCTGCGTCTGCTTGTGCTTTACGTTGTACTTCTGCTTCTTTAACTGCAACCTCTGCTTGTTTAGCTTGTATTAATGGGTCTTGCATTTGTTCATTTATTCTTTGTTGTTCTGCTTGCATCATAGCGTTTTGTGTAACTCTAGATGCTGCTTCTGCAACAAGTTCAGAAATACGTTTTTCAACATCTGCTGGCAATGGTTCGCCTAGAGGTGGTAGTTCTATACCCATTTCTTTTTCTACCTGATCTCTAAACTTCATAGTTAAATGTTCATTAACATATGATGATGCAGCAGCTAATATTGCAGGAGCATTTGGTGTCTTGCTTAATATCTGTTGAATTTCAGGATTATCTTGTGCTGATGCAACTGTTTGTATATGAGCATCATGGTCTTGGAACTCATATGCTTTAACTGGTTTATTGTTAATTAAATTCTGTACTGCTGATACTGGATCAACTGGTGGTATATCTCCTTCTTCAGGAATAATATCATCCACGTTTTCAATACCAAGAACTTCAAGCATTTGTCTATGTAGTTCTTTAAGATCATACATTTCTGGTGCAGAAGTTGCCAACTGAAATGCTGCTTGATATTGCATAATCCTTTGAGCCATTGTTGCTGCATTAGGATCAGAAACTGGTAATACATCAACTCTTTGATCAAAGTCTGATGATTTAATATCTTCTTCTTCATCAGTATCATATGGATAACTTGGATTACCAAAATCTTTAATAATGCCAACTAGAATCTCAAATTCTTTTTTCATTGAGGCATGAAGCCTTGCTTGTACTGCTGACATAACTTTCATGTTTCTCTCAAGTAATGCAAGTGTAGTACCTACAGGAGCTTGTGAGTTCATGTCAGACACCTTCATATCAGAAATACTAGCGAATCTACGACCTTCATCAACAATAGTGTTTAACAAAGAGTAAAGAGTCTGAGAAGGTTCTTTATAAGGTAAGAAAGTTATATTATCTTTAATAGCACCACCTGGTACATCAACATCTCTAAACTCACCTGGCATGATAGGAGTATCATCACCTTTAATTCTAAGACCTCTAGATTTAAGACCGCCTGGTAAATTAGATAAAGTACCAGAGTCAACTAGTTGTCTTAATAAACTTGTAGCTGATTTAGCTAATCCACCTATCATGTGAACTAAACCAAACCCATAAAATCCTAAACCTGGCAGATATTGATAATGTACAAAATGAGAACGTCTTTGTTTTTGTTTATCATCTTCGTAATAATTTCTTCTAATACTTAATATTGTTGTACTACCATAATCTATAGTTACAACATAAGGTAATTGAATACCTGTATTCTCGCCATTAAAAGTATCTTCAAATCCTGGTAAATCAAGATTAACCTGCATTTCAAGCAATGTATGACGTTGATCATATCTATCACTTACATTTTCACCAGTGAGTTCATTGTATTTTTCTTGTATATCAGAATATGAATTAGTAGGGTCAGGCAATTCAATATCTTTATAAAAACCATTAACTTGCATTTTGCGTATTTCGTTAAATGATTTACGCATAACATGAGTAGCACGTTCACAAGTTTCTAAATCACTTGCACCATAATTAACTACTACATCTTCTGATGGAACAAAAATTCCACTAGGTCTTCCTAGATTAGGATCATAATAAACTTTTCTAAATGCAGAACCTGCCAAAGGTAGAGAAAATAATAATTTTTCTGTTTCTGTTCTATATTCTGACATCTCATAAGTCAGTAAATAGTTCATATAGTCTTCTACTCTTTCAGCTTGTTTAGCTTTGTCTTCTGTAATTTTTCCTACAATTTTAGTCTTAACTGGACCACTGGCAGGAAATATTTCTGATATAGCTTGAGATTGGAACTTAATTACCGCCTCAGAGAGCATAGGATGGAATACACCACAAGCTCCATTCCAAGGCTGAGTTCTTTCTTCAATCTTTAAACCAAGTTGATCTAAGCCTTTTGTATAAGTTTCTTCCCAATCTCTTCTTGAATCTTTATCATTTTGAAAAGCAGCAATAAGCTCAGAGCCTATTCTTTCTAAATCATTTTCATCTATAACTTCAGCTAAATTGTCGCCAAAGTCTGAATTAAGTTTTTCATCTTGTGGATCAAAATCAATTAGCATACCTCCATCTTCAGTTTCTATTGCAACTGAGTCAGGATTTTCTATAGCAATACTAATCTCTTCTGGCTCTTGTTCTATTAAACCTTCTACAGGTGTAGCAGGTGTTCTTTCTATTGCCAATATAAACTCCTAGTAGTAATCAGCGACTTTATTATGTTCTAGTTCTTCTTCTTCTTCATCTGAATATAAAGGAACAAAACCGCCTTGTCTAAATCTTAATAGAGCTTGCGTACTGCTATCAACTAAATCATCATGTTCCGCATTTGGGAAAGCAGCAAACTCTTCTATAACTTCTTCCGCCCATCTGGTTTGAGGTGCCCATACAATCCCTGATGCGAATAAATCAGAAACTGCATTAACCCTTGATATCTTATCATTACCTCTACTAGGCGTATATTCTTGAACTGGTATACCCATTTGCCTTAATTCAAATATTAATGGCATCCCTGCTGCTTTTGCTTCAACAATGAAAGCATCTGGTTTATAGGCATTGTACTTCTCCATAGCTAGTTTTTTTAACTCTGGAAATTCTAATCTCTCTTTGTGTGCATCTAATAAAATAACATTAGGTGCATATTGTCCATCTTCTTCAGATTCTTTATAAAAAACACCCCAAGTGGTACACGCTGAATAGTCTGCTCGTTCTGATTTTAAAAATGCGGTATCCCAGGATTGAATAATAAATTCACATTGAGGAGGTTCTTGGTATTCCCATTCTTGCCACCATTCACGTTTTACTAAAGCTCCTTCTTCAGCAGTAGGGTCTTGCTGATATTGAGCCATCCATTTAGAGGCAGGTAGTTCTGCTTTAAGAGCTTCTAACTCTTCTAGTTTCCAGAACTCAGACCATAGAGGAAAACCCGAAGGTAAAATTGCAGGAAGTTCTATGACTTCCCACTGGTCTGCACCACCTCTTTTTATACTAGCATCTATTACTTGACCTGTAAGGTCTTTCTGATGCCATCTTGTCATCACCATCACAATAGAGCCATTAGGCTGTAAACGCTGACGAGGACCTGATGTGTACCACTCGTAGGTTCGGTTAAAAACATTTATATCAGAACTAGCACCCTCTTGTTCACTGTGAGGGTCATCAATGATGAGCAGGTCAGCACCTTTACCAGTTACAGCACCACCTACACCGATAGCGAAATATTCACCACCTTTGTTAGTGTTCCAACGCCCTGCTGCTTTAGAGTCAGCCTGCAAACTGACGTTTGGAAATATTTTTTTAAAATCTTTGCTGTTGACAAGGTTTCTGACCTTTCGCCCAAATCCTACAGCTAACTCAGCAGTGTGAGCAGTCTGTATAATCTTTTTGTCTGGGTATCTTCCTAAGAACCATGCAGGTAATAGGTAAGATGCAAATTCAGATTTAGTATGACGAGGAGGCATATTAATGATTAAACGTTTAAGTTCACCATT